GCTTTAGTTCGTTTAGTGCGTATATAAAGAAAGGAATTAAGGTCGAAAGATTAATTTATAACAATGGGAATACAGCGAACAATTACAGAGATTCAACTAATATTCTTCCTGAAATTGTTTATGCCTTATTAACAGATAGCACTATTGGAGCTGGAAACTTGATCGGAGTAGAGGCAGTGGATAAGGAAGAAATGAGAACAGCGGCTAAGTTTTGCCACGCAAACGGGTTTTATTGGGATGGCGTAATCACTGATTCGCAAAACTTACGTGAATGGATTTTTCAACAGGCATCGACTTGTTTTTTGGACTTCGTTGTTAAAGGTGGCAAGTTTTCATTAGTGCCAAATGTTCCTTATAACTTAAATAATTATCGAATGGTTAGGGGTGCGACGTTTGCATCACCTAAAGGAACAAATTTAAAGATCAAAGCGCTATTCACTGACGGCAACACCAAGGATCTAAAATGCAGTTTCCTTAGTCCAGAGGAACGCAAACCGTTTAGAGCTAACGTTGTATATCGAGTAGAAAAGACAAATGGATTTGCAAAGAATAAATTAATTTCATTACGTCTTAATAACAATCAATCTGATAATTCTTGGCAACGAGGATCAGATCAAGATCCTGTCGAGACATTCGACTTGTCAGCTTGGCTAACGTCCTCTGTTCACGCTACTAGATTTGCAAAGTACGCATTAAGGACAAGACAATTAGTTGATCATGGAATAACAATGAATGTTGCCCCTCAATCTGTAATAGGTTTATCACCCGGCGATATGTTTAGGCTCTACTCGGAAGTGACGCACACCAGTAGATTCTCAAATGGCATAGTCTTACCTGATGGCACAATTCAAAGTCAAACTTCTATTAGTAACGGCGATAGTATTTATTATTGGAATCCAAATGATGATGCTAGGAATGGTGAAGTTCAGTCGGGAACTATTCGTATTTCAGGAGATAAAGCAACAGGCCCATCAGGGATAAGAGGCAGCGTATTCACGAAAGCACAAAGCAACGCATCAGATCGAATCTATAAAATTGAATCGTTAAGCTATGGCGAAGATGGATTGATTGAAGTAGCAGGCTCTTTTGTTCCTTTAACAAGCGCAGGTAAGTTAGCTGTTTTAGACTGGACAGAAAGCGATTTTACTTAAATGGCGCAAAGAACTTTTCCCGTAGGTATAACGCCAACGAGTAGGAACTATTCACCTGGCGAATTTCCGCAAACAGTTTTTGAAGCACAAAACGGGGCTAAGACTGTTTTACGTTATGGCAATAAAAGGGTCAACGCTTCCCTGTCCTTATCGTTTAAGAACATCACTGATAATCAAGCCGCGCAAATTTTAGCTAATTACGAATCTATAAATAGCGATTGGGATTATTTAAATTTTAATGGAACTGATGTTTTAAAAGGTATTGAACCAACAACAAGCACCCTTAAAACTTATGTAAGAGAATCTAATTCTGGTTTACGTTGGCGATATTCAAAGGCGCCTCAAGTATCAAGCGGCACTTATCCCGGCGTTAGTAATGTCTCTTGCTCATTTGTTGCTTGTATGGATGGAACTTAATTTTTAATTACTTTTTCTGCTTAGGCCTAATAGCATTACAATAAGCTTAATGAATTGGTAAAAGCAATTGGCGTATCCATCAGGTAAAGACGGTCAATTATTCCTAGACGGAAGTGGAACCGAGGCGGCCCGTGTTAAATCATGGAGTCTTAACGCATCGCAAGACACAATCGACACAACCTTTTTAGGTGATACGGATAGAACTTTTAAAGAAGGGGTTCGTAGTTTTAGCGGTAATTGTGAAATTGCTTACTACAGCGACGCCAATGGAGAATCAGACGCAAAGACATTAATTAATAAAATATTTAAACCTAGAACAACATCAACAGAGCCGGGAACTGCTGCCGAACAAGGTGAATCAACATTAAAACTAGGCTTTAAAAATTACGTCGGTCAGTTGCAATACATCACTGTTAAAGTTTTATTCACTTCGATGTCAATTACCTGTTCAACAGGGGAGATATTTACAGCGTCAGGATCATTCACTGTTAATGGAGCGCCTACAGAGGTGAGCGTATAAATGCCCGTCTATACAGGTCAAACAGGATATATAGAATTAAAAAGAACGTCTGATAATTTTTTCCGGGCGTCTTTGGTTCCTAGTGCCGTTAATACAGATAGAAAGCGCTTTAGTGTTGAAAATATGTTAGGTAGTTTAATTACAGGGGATAAGGTAAATATTAAATCGGCTGATGGGACAACGGCCTTAGGTCTTGTTTCTGGACATAGTGGCGCTGAATGGGCGGGGTATGTAGCAATTGATGATATTGGTGGATGTCGCTTATATGCCTCGTTTCCTCATGCAGTAGCGGGGGGCATTACAAACGCTTTGACTTTAACTAAGCCGTCATCAACAAAAGACATCATTGTCGAAACGAATGATGCAAGTTTTAGACCATTAGCAAGAATAAGAGAATTTAATTTCACAACGTCAAGGGAAACGATAAATATTGATTTGTTAGGTGATGAATTTCAGCAAATGTATAAATCAGGACGCATACAAGGACAAGGGGAAATCAGCGCAGATTTTGAGCATCGATACGTGGTAACTGATCCGGGTTTTACATACAACCAAGAATTTTCAGTTTATTTGGCAAGATTGTTAATGCGCTTAAATATGGGGTCAGAATTTAGAGGGCGCTTTTTTGTATATAGAGAATCAGGAACATCAAATAATAATTGTTGGTATGAAGCCGACGCTATCATCACAAATTGTGGAATTAACGTTAGTCCCTCTGAAATTATCGAAACTAATATTTCTTTTGTGACCTCTGGACAATTTGAACTGAGAGTTGGAACAGTGCCCGGATACTTATTAAAACAAGATACAGACTTTATATTGCAAGAGTCAGGCGATAAGATTTCCTTAGAAGATAACGGCTAATATTTCTAAGTATGCTTACTACAGTTAATATGTAAGCAAAGGTTTAAAGAGTAAAAAATGGCTGATCAGCAGATTACGCAGTTACCTGAAGAAACTGGGACCGTTGGGGCGGCTTTTCCATTAGCGATAGTTAATACAACCGCCGCTGAAACGCGCAAGATAACAACGGCGAATCTAGCAACAGCGATAGCCGCAAATATTGGATCAGGTGGTTTAGCAGCATCGAAAGTAGGAACGGGATATTCAGGGGCATCGTTAACAGATGGAACGGTTACAAATGCGAAATTAGTTAATTCATCGATAAATTTCGGCGGCGTCAGCGTTGCTTTAGGTGCGTCAGATACAACCCCGGCTTTTAACTTAAGTGATGCGACTAATTACCCTACGTCAGCATTAACAGGAACAATAACGAACGCACAACTAGCGGGGTCAATTGCTAATAGTAAGCTTGCTAATTCTGCTGTTTCGTTTGGTGGAATTTCTGTAAGTCTTGGCGCGGCTGATGCAACACCCGCCTTTGATTTAACTGATGCGACAAATTACAAGACCACAAATCTAGTAGGTACGATCACAAACGCGCAGTTGGCGGGTTCAATAGAAAATGCCAAGCTATCAAATAGTTCTGTTTCTTTTGGTGGTATTAGCGTTGCTTTAGGCGCTTCTGATGCTACGCCTGCATTTGATCTGCAAGACGCAACAGGATATAAGACAACAAATTTAGTAGGAACAATAACTAATGCTCAACTTGCGGGAAGTATTGACGCATCGAAATTAGTAGCAAATAGTTTAACGACTGATCAACTTGGCCCCAATTGCGTGGGGGCATCTGAGTTAGCAAACAACGCCGTAGATACAAATTCAGTACAAGATGGCGCCATAGTAAATGACAAGATTGAGACAAGTAGCAGTAGCACAACAGGTATAGACGGGGCTACAAAATTACGCGATGGAAGTGTTACGGCAAGCAAGTTAAACGCTTCAACGGTTGGTAATGGTCTAGCTATCAATAGCAACGTTCTTTCAATTAATAACACAATTACCGGGGCTACTTCCCTCGGCCTGACGTTCTCGAACCAAGGAATTTGTACAGGAATAGCAGCTCTTCAAGCGAGTGACCTTTCTGGCGTTCTGGCAACTTCTAGCGCCGTTGGTGTTGTTAAAGTTTCAAGTTCGGGCGGGTTATCGGTTTCAGGTTCAGGTGATCTTTCACTAGCAACAACTATTACCGCCTTTAATGCTCGCGGCATCAATGTTAATGCCTTTGGTCAAGTACTTTCAGTTAGTGCAACGGTTCCTAGTGCTTCCCTTCCTGTCGCTAGTACTACAGCAGTAGGAGGCGTCAAGATTCCGTCTACTTCATCACCTCTAACCGTTGATGGGAATGGAGTTTTAACTATTGGCTTATCAGGAGTTACAGCCGGAACCGGGTTTACTAAGTTCAACGTAAACGATCAAGGACTGGTAACAAGTGCTAGCGGTTTGGACGCCTCAGATATACCTCAACATTCAGCCGCGTTATTAACAAGCGGAACATTCGACGCGGCAAGAATCCCAAATAGCTCTATAGATGCAAATAAATTAGCTAATTCGGCGGTTTGTCAGTTCAGCGGCGCGACATCTACTACAGGCGTTGTTCAATTCCCTGCTGGCGGTGCAACTACAGGAACCTTCTTTTATGACCTAACGAATGACGATCTATACGTGTACGACGGGAACGCATGGCAACCCGTAACGATTACATCAGGTGAAATAATTTATGCAGGTAACTATAGAGCTGATACAAATAAAATTACATCGTTAAGCGCCGCCGGAACCGCGCAAGGTTTCACTGTAGGGTCTGCTTTACAAGCTGCGAGCGCTGCAAACAATCGTTATTACTTTGTATGTGACAAGTCAGGGACAGGAACTTCACCAGCTCCTACGGTAACAATCAACCCACCCGATATGATCCTAAGTAATGGGACGGCGTGGGAAAAATTAGATATTAGTAATTTTATAGCGGGTCAAACAGCGGCGAATATTTCTGTTGCTCCTAACAATGGCTCAGGCGGTGGCATACATAATACAAATGTTCAATCAGTATTAGAGGAATTAGATACAGAAAAATTAAATAAAAC